GGGGAATGTATCTTTATCGAGCCTTAGCGCCCGAGTCGTTCCCTCTCAAAATTGATCCATTCCTGTTTGGCAGTAGTGCTACCGTATGAGTCGTAATTAGTTACTGCACTCATGATGTACTTGTGGAACGAAACGACCAACGCTGTTGTGGCAATGAAGAAAATAAGCATTTGTACATTATGGCATCCAATCTCTAAGTCAGATTGAGATAAGACGAGTATCTCTAAAATAGATGACGCCAATCTCTTGGCGTGATGGTGTCAGAATCACTAACAAATAGCATGTCTGACGGTATAGCGCATTCGCTATAAATTATCAGATAGTTTTATCTCGAATTAGGTCACAGTGTTAGTATTTTCAAATGATACGAATTGGAAACTGTATTGACCTAATGTCAGAAATGGCTGACAACTCAATAGACGCAGTGGTTACTGACCCACCATACGAACTTGGTTTCATGGGGAAGAGTTGGGATGCGAGCGGAATTGCTTACAACACTGAGGTGTGGAGACAGTGCCTGCGAATACTAAAACCGGGCGGACACCTCTTGGCTTTTGGTGGTTCACGAACATACCACCGTCTCGCTTGCGCTATTGAAGATGCTGGATTTGATATTCGTGACCAAATTATGTGGGTTTATGGATCCGGATTTCCGAAGTCAATGAATATCGGTAAAGCAATAGATAAAGCATCAGGCGCTACGCGCAATGTTGTTGGAGTTGGGAAATCTGGAAAGAACAGAAATGTTTTGAATGCAGCCAACTACCCAGACACATTTGGTGGGGACTACGAGATAACCGAGGCAGCAACACAGGAAGCCAAGCAATGGGAAGGATGGGGAACAGCCCTAAAGCCTGCTCACGAACCAATCGTCGTTGCTCGCAAGGCAGTCAATGGAACAATCGCCCAGAATGTAATGACATGGGGAACCGGTGGCATAAATATTGATGGTTGTAGGGTCAGGAGAGAAGATGGCGATGATTCGGTCGCTGGTAGTCGGACTGCCACCTTTGGAACGCAAGAAACAGTAAGTGGTGGGAATGGTACTGGTGGTTGGGAACAAAACGATGCTGGTCGCTTCCCAGCAAACTTTATTCACGACGGTTCAGATGAAGTTTTACAACTATTCCCAAACAGTAAGGCAGGTAAGCCTCAAGAAAAACGAGGCACTGGCGGAATCTGGGGAAAGGGAGATGGACACAGCATCCCTGTTGGACCCTCATATGGCGACGACGGATCTGCCGCTAGGTTCTTTTACTGCGCAAAGCCGTCAACAGCAGAAAGAAATGCAGGACTTGATGGATTACAAAAAAAGAAGGCAGACACTAGAAGTGATGTGGCCGCTGGAATGTGGAAAGACAAAAATGCCGCTCACCAGAATCACCACCCAACGGTAAAGCCAATCACGCTCATGCGTTATCTCATAAAATTGGTTGTACCACCAAACGGAATAGTTCTCGACCCTTTTCTCGGATCTGGCACCACGGGAGTAGCGGCCATTCAGGAAAACATTAACTGGCTTGGCTTTGAGATGAACCCCGAATACGCCGATATCGCCCGTCGGAGAACTGGACATGCTAGTTTCTAGTCATGTTATATGTTGATAATTGCATAGATGCAATCTCACGGCTTCCCGACGAGAGTATTGACTCAATAGTTACCGATCCACCATACGAGCTTGGCTTTATGGGCAAGGCGTGGGATTCGACGGGAATTGCATACAGTGTTGAACTGTGGCGCCAGTGCCTTCGCGTTCTCAAACCAGGTGGCCACCTACTCTCCTTTGGTGGTTCACGCACTTATCACCGTATGGCGTGTGCGATCGAGGATGCAGGGTTTCAAATCCGCGATCAGATTATGTGGGTGTACGGGTCGGGGTTTCCGAAGTCGCTGAACATAAGCAAATCTATTGAAGGATTACTCACGACGGGTTCGGCCAATAAGACAGCATTCAAGAATTTGGCTGGCGAGCAAGTTGATCGTGGTGATTGGGGTATTGCTAAACAACAGTTCACACATGGTCAGCGTGATACAAACTATGACGAAACAGCTAGTGCGACACGGTTAGGAAAACTTGAACCGACTACAGATGAGGCTAGAGAGTGGAATGGTTGGGGAACGGCACTCAAACCAGCGCACGAACCGATTGTGTTGGCTCGTAAGCCGTTAGATGGAACTGTTGCCAACAATGTTTTGACGCATGGTGTTGGTGGGTTGAACATAGACGGAAGCAGAGTCGCCCACCAATCAGAAGAAGATAGAGCGAGTGCAACACCTCAAGGAAAAGTAACTAGCAACAAAATGGCTGGTTCAGCACCCGATGTTGACGATGCAGGAAGAGTGGACGTTAACAGACCTGACACGGCACTTGGTCGTTTCCCTGCGAACTTCATTCATGACGGATCGGACGAAGTATTGGAACTATTTCCCAACACCAAGGGTGGCACTTGGAACACTACCAAGGGTGCGAGACCGTTCAACAACAATGGCGAACCAACTGGTTACACAAGCACTGGTTCAGATAAATCTATTGGCTCAGCAGCAAGGTTTTTCTATTGTGCGAAAGCATCACGTAGTGAACGCAACGAAGGACTTGAGGACTTTGAGCCCAAGCGAGAATCTGACCGTACTGCCACCGATGGTGTAGGTGGAGAGAATCCACGCAACCGCACCAATACGGCGAAGGCAAATCATCACCCGACCGTAAAACCAGTCGCATTAATGCGTCATCTCGTCAAACTCATTACCCCAGTAGGTGGGACAGTCCTTGACCCGTTCATGGGTTCTGGTACTACGGCAGTTGCGGCGACACTTGATGGATTCAATTGGATTGGATGCGAGATGAATACGGAATATGCTGAGATAATCAACGCAAGAGTGAGAAACGCCCAAAAAACCGCAAACAATGAATAGACAAACCACACTGATACGGGGTGTCGATGTTGGCGATGTGCCACCGACCCCAATGGGCGAATTTGAAGAATCGCCATTTTTTGCAAAGACTCGCAAAGTGTTTATTAGTCAGGCAAAAACCTATGGCTTCCCAATAAGTTTCAGCCAAGAACAAAAAGGTTCCCTTATACAGAACATCTACCCAAAGAAGAAGATGGAAGAAATGCAGATTTCGTCCTCGTCAAAGGTAGAACTCGGCTTACATACCGAAACCGCTTTCCATCGCTTTCGCCCAACAGCAGTCCTCTTGCTGTGCTTGAGAGGTGACTCAAATGCTGCAACAACCTACGCCCATTCCGATGACATCTGTGCCAAGTTGAAGCCAGCAACCCTAGCCACCCTCACAAGGATGTGGTTCACTACCTCTTTGGATGACAGTTTCAGAATGAACGGCGAAGAGGATATAAAAATCACGTGCTCGATACTCAGTGAAACGCCTAGGGAAACATACCCGTCTCCGCGCTTATTTGACATCTGTTATGACGAAGCTCTTATGACCGGAACCAATGGTCAGGCGGTGGATGCCCTAGAAGAATTGCGGGAAGCAATCAAATCAAGCATTCAGACGATAATTCTCGAGGAAGGGGATCTACTGGTGCTGAATAACAGAACAACGATCCACGGCAGGCTCCCATTTGAGCCCCGCTACGACGGAACGGATAGATGGCTACAACGAATGCTGGTCACTGACACAATGCCACCAGATAACTACATCAGGATGTATGAAGAACACGCAGAGGTAACTTCCCTAGGGGTTCGGTCACTAACAGGTGAGATCAGTTAGTATTCCCACATGCGAAGAAATTCAAAAATTAAAAAGAACCCCCTACACAAGCATTTGATGGTCAATGGGATTACCAATACCCCTCCAACCTCAAAACGCGAGCTAAAGAAGTGGCTTCGTCAACTTGTCCACGACATAGGAATGCATCGAATCGGCGGCCCATTCATCAGATATGTCAAAGCCCCAGGCAATAAGGGTCTGACTGCAGTAGTAATGATTGAAACTTCACATATAGCGCTTCATATATGGGAAGAAGGAGAACAGCCGTACTTCCGTTTTGATCTCTACACCTGCGGTCCACTACATCATGCTTCAGTGATTAGAGCAGTAGCAAAGTTTATGGACTCACCCAAGATGGAGTGGTGTGTATACGACCGTGAGAACGGATTTGAGGAATACGACTTTGGAATATGGCCTGTGCACTAATCCACTGTTCAGATAAATCAAACTGATAGTGCTTGACCTTATTTATTGTCATATTCCCCCCCACACCCACCGGGTCGTTCCCGTAAGTCCCGATAAACACTTCCTAACTCGTCACAAACGAAGTCACCCTACGGGTCTTCGGGTGAAGCGAACACACGTTCGCCCTCGACCAAACACTTGTTCGCTTGACCACACAGTTCGCAATCGTTCACAGTTCGCACGACTTGCTAACTAGCAGCCACTATGGCTTACGGAAATGACCACCGATGGTTTCGCAAAACGGTTAGCAATAGTTTCACCACCACACCCGTTTCACCACCACACCCAATGACAAACACACCCCCCAATGGTTTTGATAAATGACCCCCGATGATTTCACAAAACGACAGTTCGTCAGTTCACACAACAAAGTTCGTACTAAGTTCGTTCGTTGTAATCGTGATAGATACTCACACAGTAATCACACACATAGTAGTTACATACATAAATAAGTTCGTAGTGTAATCACAAATACTCAAACGGTTTCAGTAATAACACACAATAGTTTGTCATACACAACGAACACTTTGTCATACACAATCGTTGATAAACAATTCACTTAGTAGTACGACACACACATATAAGTATCACTAATAACTCACACCATAGTAGGTAGTAGTATCGCAGTAGTATCGTGGTAGCACAGTGGTAGTACCCCAGTAGTACTATGCCTATGCCTCATACATAGATAGTCATACCCTCTCATACCTTGCCCACTCTCTCGCAGTATGAAGTTCGCAGCACGTACGGGTGGCACTACGGGTATCCATACAGCACTGATACCAAAGTGATACCACCCCCTACCTACCCATACATACATACCCATACATACACACACCCCTACCTACCCACACCCCACACATACACACACATACATACCTATCTACCTACCCCACTTACCTACCTACCCACTACCTACCTGCTACCTACCCCCCCTTTACCCATACACCTCACATACACCTCACATACACCTCACATACACATACCCCACCCAGTAGTAGTAGTAGTGGTAGTAGTAGTACCCCACCCATACAGTAGTATCCCAGTAGTAGTACAACAGTAGTTGGTATCAGTATCAGTACCTTAGTATCAGTACCTTAGTAGTAGTACCCCTAGTAGTAGTACCCCTAGTAGTACACACCTAGTAGTACACCCCTAGTAGGTAGTAGTCTAGTAATACCAACCTCACTACACACCTCAGTAGTAGTACCCCCTCACACCCACCACCCCAGTAGTACCTCAACACACAGTGGGTAGTACCTCACCACAGTACACACACCCAGTACACACACCCAGTGGGTATGCCCCTTGTGGTACTCACTCACCTAGTAGTACACCACACAGTAATCACCCCACACACACAGTAAGTATTGACTGACCCCAGTACCTCACCCCAGAAGGTACACACACCTAGTAAGTCACCCTCACCAATACCCCACTCACTCACTCACCCCACTCACACCACTTTCCCATATACCCCTCACCCACTCTCTCTCATACCCCCTCACACATACCCACTCACACTCTCTCACTCTCACTCTCACTCACACACCCCTTTCCTATACCCCCCCCTTTCCACACCACACACATACACCCCCTCACACACACTCACTCAAACACCCTTTTCTCACAAACACCCTTTTCTCACTCTCTCACTCACACCCCTCACTCACACCCCTCACTCATACCCCTCACTCATACCCCTCACTCATACCACTCTCACTAATACCTCACACCCCTACACCCACTCTCACATACCACTCTCACATACCACTCTCACATACCACTCTCTCTCACTCTTTTCTCACATACCCCTTTCTCACTACTCTCTCTCTCTCACTACTTTTCACACACCCCTTACACCCCTTTTCACACACCCCTTAGTACCCCAATCAGTAGTAGGTATCCGATTAGATACACAAACAAATCCCAGCACTAACACCACAGAGCAACTAATCGTGCCAAAATGGATAGAACATGTCGCTCATAGAGAACAAATCGCTTATTCGTGCCGAACAAGAACAGTTCGTCAGGGCAGTATCCGTTGTATCTACACAGATACACACGAAGGCACAACTAGGGGCAGTAGTACAGTCCTTTGACCCCGACGCAATAGACGGTGACGGCGACGGCATAGTACAAGACGGTTCACCCTTTGAGAGACCAGCAGTAATCGGTGCTATCAGTAAAGCCTCACAACGGTTAGGGCAGATACTTGGTAAGGCAAAACAAACAAAACAGGGTAGAACAAAAGAGTACAACCGTAGATACAACGGTATGTCAGCAAAGGACATAGCAGTAGACGTAGTACCCGACAGTTTCGATGGTTGGGCCGCCAAGCAGTATGAGTTGTTGAGACTAGAACAACCACAGTTACCAGCACTCACAGACGACTTAGCACCTGAACAAGTAAAAGATATAGTTCGTGCCTTAGAGGACTTCGTAGAACCGGATCTCGTATGGATGCTTTCACAAGAGAACGCAGACAAATATAAAGAACTCAAAAAAACAGACAGAGCAGCAGCCTTTCGTTTTCTCACCGAAGGGGCTTTTAACTTTTCCCCCAAAGAAGTCGCTAAAAACAGACGACTTGTAGAACACGTACTTACCAACAACCCACAGTTCAGAGAACTCGTGAATAGGTTTGGTATGCCAACACTCACCATGTATGGACCAAACATGGACGACGGACACATGGCGGCAGGTTTCTTTTCAGACAAGAACGGCATCTCATTAAACTGGTATCGCAGTCCAACCTCACAAGGAAAGATAAACACTGCAGGTTCCCGACTAGGCAACTGGTTTATGACTGGCATAATGACACCAGACGTCGGAAGCAAGAAAACAAAGAGGTGGCTATCACGACACAGTCCAGAAGGACTACTCGTACATGAGTACGGACACTACCTATCAGACATGGTAGGACGCACGTTGTCCGACGATGAGAAACGGGACATGAACAGTGGTAAAGCAATGGCTTGGCGCTTCTCGGTCGGTTCTGACTGGAAAGAAACGTTTGAGGCCGTCGGCTGGCCAGAAGCGTACGACACCTACAGTCTTCCACTCGCAGAGGACACAGACATCAATGCTCGCAGTAGAAAAAAAGGCGACAGACGAGACGTACCTTCAGATATACCCCATGTACTCACTGGTTATGGCGAATCATCGCCTTCCGAAGCATTCGCCGAGTCAATCGCTGCCCTTATTGCACACAACGGCGAGGATAAAGACCTTGTTAGCGAAGGCATGCAGTGGCTAATCAGAGATGCTCTCGATCTCGGTGACGACACAGACGTACGAGGACAACTCACCCCCAAAAGAGCCACACGAGAGATTATTCCAGACGGTTTCGCCTCACATGGTGCAACAGTTCAGATCAACAACGAAAAAGACGCTCGCTTTGGTGAAATAAACGACCCATACGAGCTCACAGCAGAGGTTCTGGGAACACTTGACGGCGATGACCCAGTTGGCAAGATGGTGCGACGTCTACAAGAGATAAAAGACGATCCAGTTCAGTATGACTTGCTGCGTCAGGCCGGCAATGAGGATTCCGTTGATTTCCCCCTAAACATACGAGCTGCGAACGAAAAAGAAGCAGCGCTTCTGGCTGAAGTGCTTATTGGTGACCCGGCGTTCGCCGACATGGTTCGACGTCATGGCATACCTAACATCTACTTCAGTCAAACAGACCTCAAGATGAAGGGTGACCACGACGTACGAGGGGTACTCTCAGGCGGCTACGTCGCAGACGACAGCCCTAACGGACAGTTCTACCCGGCACGAATAGTGATTGACCTTATTGGCTCTGAGTGGGAACGCGGAACACCAGACTCACCGTTTGAGCCAGATAGCCGGGCCGATGTTCAGGAATACTCAAAGGGCAGAGCACCCGGCAATATCACCCGGAAGTTTGTATCCCGCAGCGACAAGCACGTCATTCGACACGAAGGTGGACATGGTGTGCTTGACCAACTGTGGGAAAGACAGTACGAAGGCAAGATCAAGGGCCGCAGAGCAAAGCTCATCCGTGCGTACAGCAAACCAACGTGGGAAGAGTTCTATAAAGAACTTGGTCGGCCTGACCTGTGGGCTGAACACCAGAGAGCACTGAGAGCAACGTATCCGAGCCAACAAGGAACACTCGAGCGCGCATTCCGACGAGTAATACCCGGCAATCCGAACATATCTGACGAAGTACAACAAGTCGATAGTGCGTACGCATGGTCGAACCCGAAAGAGATGTTCGCAGAAGGTTTCTCTGCGTACACGGCCTCAAACCCGGCGTTCAGGGGCCTGCTCAACGACACGATGCTTGACCATCTCCAGTCAATACTCGGCGATGCTGATACAGACATACCAGAGCCGCCATCGATGCCAGAAAGTCGGGACTTAGACGCAGACGTACCAGAGCCGCCATCGTGGGAAGGTTTCGCATCTACGGGTGCGCCTATCAAGTCATACGGAGAGTTGCGTAGAAACTGGGTGGGTATGATCAGTGGCAACACTGAGTTCACACGTAGGGAGTTCTTTGAGAACACCACCACAGAACAGAAACTTGATCTAGCAGTCCCAAGAGACGAAAAAGAATGGGCGCTCATGGCTTGGGATCAAAAGTTTGAGAGCATGGGTCTTACTTGGGATGAAATAGACAGCATTGACCTCTCGGATCCATTTAATCCAGAAATACCAGACGACCTATTAGAGGGCCAGGAATGGCTTGAACAGTTCAGCATGTTGATGCAACTAAACGCTCCTGACCTTTCACCAGAGAACGTACAAGCAACTAGAGAATCCCTTCGCGCCGCACTTGACGGTTCCCCTCGACTTCGCTCTGCTGCAGAACGACACGGACTGCCGCCAATCGCCACGATGAATAATCGGACCACAGAAAAAATCGCCATAGAAGGCGTTCTTGAGGATGCGCTAGAGAAATCTAAGTCTGGCAAAAAAATAAACCCAGAACTGCTTGACATCCTTCCCGCGTACATCAAATGGAAAGAAACCGACGTATACCTACAGTCACGTTGGGATGAATTCCGACAGTCGCCAGAAGGTATCAAAGCACAGAAACTTTCTGAAGACTGGGAAGTCGTGGGTGGCTACAATCCAGCTCTTGGGACAATCACTCTCTCTGGAGAGGTATTGGACACGTGGAGGAACGGGACTCGACTCAACCACCAACACTCACCAGAAGAAGGTGACTGGTCAATCGCCGACAACTCCGTTGAAAGCGTTCTGTTGCACGAAATTGCCCATCACATTGACTTCACCAGAGAACGTAACCGTGCTGACGGGGTATCGTTTGCCCTCTACCTTGAAGGCGAAAGACTATTCGCTGAAGTTGATAAGCACATCAAGACTAGATATGGGCGAACCCAGAAAGACGAGTTCGTAGCTGAAAGCGTTGCCGCCGTGTTATCTGGCAGCCGCGATCAAGAAGAGATGCTCAGCCCGGAAGCCCGGCGATGGGCTAGAAGTTTGGCCGGATTGCCAGAGAATGACCCGGTATTCGCTGGCCGCACACGTATTCCAGATGACCCATCGACTCGTTACGACCGTTTCGGTAACTGGTGGACCAAGCTTGACGGAGGCGATTGGACTGCAGTGAGAGGCGCAGAACGCAGCCGCGACGGTGTTCCAGACGTTCTTGAAACTATGGCCGAGGCCAAAGAACGAACAGGATTGACAAACTTTGAACCAGTCGTGTTTGAACACGATGGCCGCACGTTCACAGCCCGGCAAGTCAATGACACATTCTCAATCGAAATAAACGGGAGAACTGTAGCCACCGCAGACGTTGCTGAAGACAAGTACGGAATGCCTCGAATAGAAAACATTGATGTATTGCCGGGTTACACGGGTGCTGCACCAGACAAAGACCTGCACGAGATGATCGTTGATCACGCCCGGAAAAAGTATCCAAGCGCGCTTGCTCCTGATCGCACCCGGATGGCAGCAATCAAACAAGAAGGCTTTGCCTCAGTAGGCCCAGAACATCACGACGCACGTCAAATTGACGGGACTGCTGGCACACCAGAGTACGCACAGGCCGTAGCCGGGGAGTTTGAGGCTGCACAAGCTGCTGGAAAGAAAGTGTTCTTCGATTACAACGGTGAAACCAGAGAAGTGGAAGTAACTGAAGTGTTCACAAAGAACGGCGTTCTCTATATGAAAGGCAACGACGCTCTTCGTAATGGTGAGGAACGTATGTTCAGGCTTGATCGAGTGTCAATGCCTAAGCGTGTCGAGAACCCGGATACAGGGGCCGCTGAAGTCGTCAAGAAACCCGGCAAACCACCACGCAAGCCGGTCCCGGTATTCACGGGTAAGGCAGCAGAACTGTTTGAGGGCGCTGCTTCATGGGATGAAGTAGCAACACGATTGGGCAAGGGCCGCTACGTGTTCTTTGACTTTGAGACAACAGGTATCGAGGAAGATGAGTTCGGCGGCATGCTGCATCCCGGTACGCCAACGCAGATCGGCCTTACCGAAATTGTCGATGGCAAGATCACCCGGCAATGGTCAACGCACGTCAATCCGGGTAGGCCGCTTTCTATTGATCCAAAGACAGGCCGCTCGTGGTCAGCTGACAACCTGAAGTACAAAGACCCAGACACGGGTGAACTGGTGAACATTAGCGACGAGTGGTTGGCTCAACAGAAGCAGTTATCAGAAGCCCTTGACGAGATGCTTGAGTTCATTGGGCCTATCGAAGACACGATACTTGGCGGCCAGAACCACCCTTATGACGACGACGTAATGAAGCGCGCAATGGCAGACGCGGGTCTTGACCCGGCAAGGTGGAATCCCGGCGGCTTCATCGACAGTCAAGCTCTTGCTCAGGCGCTGCTTGACAAGAACAGCGATGACTATCCAAAGAACGAGAAAGGCAGCAAGACCGTTTCTCTTGGTTATCTGGCCACGTTCTTGGGCCACGACATGGGAGAGGGCTGGCACTCGGCTGATGCGGATGCTGAAGCATCGTACGAATCATTCAAGCGGCTAATTGACCGCGCTGCGCTGCATGAGAACTCTGGGAAGCCAGTCAGACGGGACTTATTCGCTCCCGGTGGCGCGCTGAAGGAACACCAAGAGCGGCTCGATGATTACGAACGTCAAGTGCGCGGCTATGACTACAAGGTAAAGAAGTACAAAGAACAGGCTGCTGCGCTGGAAAGCCCGGCAACAGAAGGTTTCGCATCACGTGGGGCCGAAAAGGTGCGTGACATCATTGAGAAACGCCGCCGCGCTAAAGACCCGGCAAGTTGGAAAAGCCTCACACCAGAACAGCGTGATGCCGCAACCCAAGCATCGGCAGCAGCCGCAGTTGATTACCTCAATGCGCTCAAAGACTTGGGTTATGACATAGACGTCTTACGAAACATGGATCGAGCAGAACTTGATGCAATCCTCAAAGACATCATACCCGGCGGTGAAGCACGAGTTTCTGATTACGTTACGGGTGACGGCAAGGCTCTCATAGAAGTATCCAACGCAACCATGGGTAAAGTCTTTATGTCCCTTGGTTTCCATGTTCAGGTGATTAGCGACGATCCAAATGAACATCACTTGCTTGAAAACGGAATCAACGACATGCAGAAAGCCTTGCAGGATTACGTTGCGTCCTTGGCGCTGGATCCAGATGCGCTGCGCAAAGATACGATATTCAGAGACTGGGCGGCCAAACTTGTAGACCCTAAAACCGGAAAACCAACACCAATCGACGTTGACAAACTTGATGCAGCTGGTTTTGAGAAGGCTGCCAAGAAGTTCGCTGAACAGTACGAGATCAACCTGTGTCTCT